ATTAAAGAGCACAATGATATATATGATTTCTGTATTGCTAAAAAGATTGACAAGAAATTCACAAACGAATATCATTACATTAAGAATAGCAAACATACAATAGATACATTACAAAAATCAGTACGTTACTATGTTTCAACAAAAGGCGGTACCTTAATAAAGACTGATAAGGAAACCGGTTCTACTTCAAACTATGAAGTTGGTAAAAGCGTTACGTTATTCAACGATGCGTTTAAACCAGATAGATTTGAAGAGTATAACATAGATTATAGCTACTACATACATCAAGCTCAAAAAATAATTAACGAAATTATCAATCCTCAATTATCATTATGGAACAGTTAGTAATACCAATATTTAACAAACCACATAACGTTACATTGCGTAAAGTGATGGAATACGTAGCTTATTTAGAACCAGAAATATTACCTCCTTCCAAAAGAGATATACGATTGGCGATAGATTTAGCTAGACAAATGAATCCTTTGTTCGATTTCAACGTAGAAGAACAAACAGACTTGATTAGGCGAATACTGAAGTATGACGTTGAAGATGATTACATCCTCAGTGTTAAGCCTTTCAAACAAATATTATTTAAAGACATTATAGTAAGTATCAAATCTATAGGTGACAATAAATTTAAAGTTAAATTAAAACGGGTTAGGAAAAGATAACCAATTTAACAACGTCCCATACTAATATCGCCCTACTAAAAAGGTGAAAATGATATTAGAAATAGATACATCATATTTAGTAAAGAACAAGATCACGGCTCACCAATACACTATTGCAAAGCTAGTTAGAGAAGACAGGCTCGGCGAATTAAAGAAATATCTCGTTGTAACAAAGACGGATATGGTTTTAAGACGCGATTTAGATACCTTATTCAAGACTGGCTTTATATCAGCACCACCTGCTAATGCTATAAGCTTAAGCACGATTCATATAACCCCCAAATTTTCACAGTCACATACATTTTCCAAAGATCCATTTGAAGAACTGTATGATGCTTACCCAACCAAAGTGTTGAGGCCAGATGGGAATTATGACTATCTAAGAGTAGACAGGAAGAGGTGCCGTAAGATATATTACAACATTATAAGAGAGAGTCCCACTCTACATGCATTTTTGCTACAATGCTTGGCCGTTGAAGTAGAAGACCGAAAATCGAAAGGTCAGATGTCTTTTATGAAAAGAATGCCCAGTTGGCTAACTTCCGAAGGATGGAAAGCTTATGCAGATATTGTCGAGGATGGCAATGAATCTACTCTGGAAGAAAAAGAAACTGGATATGGACAAGAAATTGAATAGATCTCTCACTTATAAACACATTAAAGAGCCGACCACTGAAATTCTGAGGTATATTGACGATAGACGAAAGGGAATCACAAGTTCTCTGAAGACTAAGTGGAAGAAATTTAATAAACAGTGTATGGGTGGAATTGAACCTAATACCATTTACACCATAGCAGGTGTTAGTGGTAGTGGAAAATCATCGTTCGTTAATAGTCTTGAGACAGATCTTTTTGATCTGAATCCTGACAAGGACTTTATAGTACTGTCTTTCAGCTTTGAGATGCTATCAGCTAGACAAGTTGGTAGGAAGTTATCTTACAAGATGAGAAAGACTACTTCTGAGTTATATAGAGGTAATACCGAGGACTATAAACCTTTGTCCGATGAAGATTATGAACGAGCAAAGAAACATGCGGAACGAATTGGCAAGTACCCTATCTATTATGTAGACAGACCAGGCAACGTCAATGAAATAGGTAACACAATAGACATTTTTCAAGAACGAATTAAAGGCACTAATAAGAGTCTTTTGGTCATACTAGACCACACTCTCTTAACTAAGGGAGCTGAGGGAAGTAGAGAACGTGAAACTCTGTACGAGTTACAGAAGTTGTTCATTGAGAAGAAGAAGAACGGTTTAACTACCATTATTCAAGTCAGTCAAATGAATCGTAATATAGAAGATACTAATAGGATTATAAATAATACTATGCACTATCCTTTAAGGAGCGATCTGTTTGGAAGTGATGCCCTATTCCAAGCATCCGATTATGTTTTAGTATTGCATAGACCCGAAACTATAGGAATTGAAAAGTATGGACCAAGCAAGTTAACTGTCAAAAATAGAATATACATGCACTTTCTAAAAGTTCGGGAAGGTGAGCCTAAAATACTCAAGTTCCATAATAACCTTAAATACAATAGTATTGATGAGGTTGATTTCGATGAGCTTGAGAATTCTCATTTAAAATCATAACAATACATGAAATTTAATATAAGCCAAATCATCAGTAGGTTAGAGAAGAAACAAACTACTGGTAAAAAGCAACCTTTCGTTATTTTAAATACTGATTTCAATGGCGGACTTTATATCCGTAGTATTATTAGTCAACTAAAGAATAACAAGTTAGTTGAGATAGACAAGGCCTTTCGTGTAAAGGCTGCGAAGAGCACAAAACTTGGCGATATAATAGTCGTTGGTGATTGTGATTCAGTATTCGAATATGACTACCGTGTATTACCTAAAGGTAATCAAGACGAAATTAAACGACTAGACGGTCGTAAGTACAAAGTATATGATTCAGTTAGGGATTATAGTACCATCCTTAATAAAATTGAATCTTATGCTAAGGCTAATTCAGCACGTGTTGCTGACAAGGCTTGTGTTGTATGTCCTTTATTACAACAACAGCGTAGTAGGCCGGTTAAGAAAATTAAAGTTAAGCGACAACAATACGTCCCTCAACTTAATATCGATGTTAGGTACGACGAAGAATGTCCCGTATTTGCGGCAAAAAACGTTCGTAACTATAGAAGAGTAGATCCCGTCTCAGCTGACGAGAAATGCACCTTCTTTGATGACTATGTGAAGATTGGTTTTAACCAATTTGACATCGAGTATGACTGTTTCGATAACAGTTATATCCAAGATGGTCGTCGCAACAAATATTATATTTCCGAAGACCGTTTTGGTCGTCGGTTCCTGGTTACTAAGTAATAACAGTAACTACCATGGTATCTCCCTTCGGGGAGGTACCTTTTATTAATTATAATTCTTAAAAAATGAACAACACGCCTTACCAAATCGCCATTGTTGGCATGTCTGGTCGAGGTAAAACTATGGCTTTCAGAAACTTGGATCCTGCTACAACAGGGTACATTAATATGGAGAGTAAGCCATTGCCGTTCATTAACAAGTTCAAGCATTATAATGCTCCTAATAATTGGCAAGAATGTTATCAAAAACTTATAGAATATGCGAAGGATGACTCCGTTAAGGTGGTCGTGCTTGATAGTTTTTCGGCATACCTAGACAGTCTTTTAAAGACAGCTAGAGATACGCAACGTGGGTTTGATATTTGGAATTATTACAATGAGGAGATAGGCAAACTATTATTTGCCATTAAGAAATTTCCTAAGCATATCATAGTTTCTGCTCATTATGAATGGGTTGAGACTGAGGCAGGCGCTGTTGAGAGGCGCATCATGGTGAAGGGTAAAGAATGGAAAGGTATGGTTGAAAAAGACTTTACCATAGTTCATTATGCTGACATGAAGATGGAAGATAAGAAGAGATCGTATTTTATTACGCTCAACTCTGACGGTAAGTCTTCAGCGAAAACCCCTCCTATGTTTATAGAGAATAACATCGACACAATCGACAACGATTACAAGGTGTTTATAGAGAGAATGAATGATAAGTTAAATAGCTAAGGAGTACAAACATGTATAAAGTAGACAAAAGCGTTAATTCTGAGGCCCGAGCAACCAATTTCTTGGATGTGGGCATTCACGAGAATGTAGAACTGACTGGTGTGGAATATAAAACCAGTCCAGATGCAGGCAATGAATTTATGGTATTTCATTTCGAAGTAGATAGCAAGAAACTATCTCACACAGAGTGGAAACCTAGGGATGTAGATCCTGACAAACTTGCTAACAAGCAAGCAAACCAGATTAAACGTGTAAAACATATTATTACCAAATTCATCTCAGAGGATGTATTTGTGATTGACGCAGTGGACTTTAAGTCCTTCTGTGAAGCAACCATACAACTTTTGGGTACAAGTTATGTAGGTAAGAAAGTGAGACTGAAAGTAGTATATTCGTTTAATAACTACACATCACTTCCCAACTACGTTCCATTCATAGAGTCAATGGATGTAACTAAAGAAGATTCGAAGTTAGAAATCCTGTCAATTGACAAGATGACTAAAACTCAAGCGGATATTGAACGCCCGGCAAGTGTCAATCCATTTGAGGCCAAAACGGCGGAGAAAGCAAGTAACGCTGCTGAACCTAATGACTTGCCGTTCTAATATAAAACCAAGGGCTTACAACCCTTTTATTATTATCTTTTCATATGTATAATACAGCTAAAGTAACAGACGAGATTACCTTAGAGAAAATATTGAGGATGCTAGATGCCTACGATATCTATACCTATTATATTGGGAAAGACATTAAGATTAATAAACCATTAAACTCGCCGTTACGAGAAGACAAGAACCCGTCCTGGAGTCTCTTTAAATCTCGTAATGGTGATTTAATGTATAAGGATTTCGCTACTGGTGAAAGTGGCAACGTTATTACATTAGTCCGTAACCTATTCAACTTGACCTATAAGAAGGCAATGGAGAAGATATGGTCTGATATGATAACCTGCGAAAAGATGAAGAATGGCTTTGTCAGATCAGCACCAGAGCGTGTCTATAAATCTAAGACTACTATTAGTATTAAACGTAAATACTTCACTAAACGTGATGATCAATATTGGGGCTCATATGGCCTTGATAGAGATACTTTAAAACAATTTAACGTTTACCCTATCAGCGAGTTTTGGATCAATGACATGCCACAGTCGTTTTATTATACAGATGACAACCCTATGTATGCTTACAAGATGTTTGATAAGTTTAAAATATATAGGCCCTTGTCTAAGTACAAGAAAGACAAATGGCGAAATAATTGTGGATCTTATGATCTTCAAGGACTAGAGCAACTACCCGATAAGGGTGGCTTACTTATTATAACAAAATCTTTAAAAGATGTAATGGTTCTTTATAAGTATGGATACACCTCAGTAGCACCACAGAGTGAGAACTCTACTATACCGAAAGCTGTGATGGATAATTTGAAATCACGCTTCGATGATATTATAATCTTCTTCGACTACGATGAAGGGGGTATAAGAGGTGCTGAATCTTTAAGCAAGAAATTCGACTTAGATAAAACGTTTATACCGAAACATTATTTAGACATATACGGTATAAAGGATATAAGTGACTTTGCAAAAGAGATGAGTGAAGATAAGACAAATGAATTATTAAAAGAACTATTTAATGGAAAGGAAAACTAGAGTATATATAGCAGGTAAATTAAACGACATGGCTGTTGGTTATCTCCATAATGTACACAAGATGATGGAGACTGCTGAAGAGGTAAGGAATGTTGGCTTCTCAGTATTTATACCAGCTATAGATTTACTATGTGGTATTAAACATGGCTATAATGACTATCATGAATACTTTGATAATAGTCAACCATGGTTAATGGCAGCAGATGCTGTGTTCTTAGTACCAGGCTGGGAAGATTCAGAAGGTACGATGAAAGAAATACAAGTAGCTTTGAAGTTAGGTATACCTGTATACAGTGACCTAACAGAATTAATTGAAGCTGAAATAAACGATGAATTTCAAGAGGCAGAAGTAACTTGGACTAAATATGATGATGATGACAAGCCTACTGAAGAAGTTCTTAGAATTATGGATATACTCAAAACAGGACTGTTAAAAGCAGTCTAAAAGGAATGAAAAGAAAAGTAGTTTACAAGAAGAACAAGAAGGTTCGTAATGCTACTATTCTTGAATATTACGGTATAACTTTTAAAAGTAAATTAGAGTTACACTGCTACAAAAGATT